AAAACGAATTAGTTAAAAGCGATAGCACAGATAGCCAGTAAAACTATCATTGCTGCCACCCATAAAAGTCTTTCTTTGGTTACTATTTCACCAAATTTACGCAGGGTTTTTGGTTTACAGTATTTCATTATACCGTAAGAATTATAAACTTCAGCGATAGCCTGCTGTACTTTCCATTCTAATGGGTAGTAAGAACTCGGTGTAACCAGTGCACCGGTTGGTAATTGAACCTGCATGGGCGAAATCCTCCTGATTAGCTCATCAGATCAGTATAAGCTCCTTTCCATAAAGGGTCAACCAACTTGCGAGTTTCACCAATATACCAGTCATAATTGATGTCTTTGATTTTACCGTAAATAATGTTTGCTACAGCCACTTTATAACCGTCATTTATGTTGATTGTACGCTCTCTGTCTTTAACTCCAAGTTTTTCACGACGTTTGCGTAAAATCTCAAAATCACGTTTTTCAGCAGGTCTTTTTGCTCTTTCTTCGAGCTGTGACATTGATGGTGTTTGTTTAAGTGGAGGCATGACTTTCACTAATTGCCCACCGGTCTTACACATGTAGTATCTGGTGGTATTTTGAAGCTGGTGAGCACGATCATCATATTCGATTAACAAGTAGCTAGTGCGTGGTACATTGGTTTGAAGCATAAAATCATGGTCATTATCGTGATTTTTTATGAAATCTTCTATGTTTTCACCACGTAGAAGATGTGCTTCAGCAGCTTTTTGTACTACAAGTGCTGAATGATTCTGATGCCACGCCATTTCGTATTCGTAAGCACCTTTCCGCTTAACCTTACCGTCGGTATATTCACCGATATAATTATTCACATCCCTGATAAACATTCTACTGTAATCAGCACGCTCAAGAGTAAGACCTGTTAATTTTTCCCATTCTCTGTTGATTTCTTCGATCTCGGAAATCCGATGTCGAGGCACTTTAATTGTTACACCGTCAGTGTTGATCTGAATAAGTGAAACACCTTCAACACCCATCATTTTTTCAGCCAGCATACAAAGCATTAATTGACCGTTTATGGTGATGGTCATTGTGTATTGAGGGTCATAGAATGCGCCGAATTTGTTGTTTGAGTCACCATATACACCGTTTAATGCCAGTTTCAACATTGCGTTTTCTGGACTACCTTTAGGGTAAGATAAACGGTCTTTTTTTACCTGCTCATAAATATCACAAAATTTTTCTGTCATGTGTTCAGGGAAAACCCTGTTTGCGATAGCAATTGACGGGTAAAGACTGGTCACATCATAGTCGATAATTGCAAAATCATCATTTTCTTCAACAATTGTCGATTCTACCGACCCGTGAATACCACCAGTACCAAAATCAAACTGGAAACCGTCAACAATACAATTGAGGTTTTTCACCTTACCTTTGACTGTTGTAAGGTTAGAATATTGCTCTAAAGAGCCTAAATCTTCAATGCCGGTAAAAACACCTTTTGTTTCCCTGATTGATTGCCTTTCAAGCCACTCTTTTACTGCCTGAAACTCAGGTCTTTCAAACTCTATATATGGAAAAATGATGTTTTTTATGAACATTATGTAGCGTTTGGTTTGAACCGGTACACGCTCACCGTCTCTTATATCAAAACATTTTATGTCGGCTCTTTCAAGCTCCATCAGGAAGTAGTCTTTACCGATTTTGGTGTCATTGTGATTGAGGAAGTTTTTATTATATTTCTTCGATAATTCCTCTCTAAAGCGGATCATATCTAAAGATTTTTCGTAAAATTTAGCGGTTTCTCGGCAGTCGTGGATGTTATATCTGATAAGTTCGTCGATCTGCTCACTGTTCAATCGTGTGCCTACAGCGTAAGGTAGGTCAGCGATTGTGCTGGAACACATATTAAATTCAAGCTTTTTAAGGCTAGTTGACCGTGCCACATTGTCAAAATGATGGATTCGGAAAAGGTCAATTTGCGGTATTATGTGTTCATGTGCCCAAATAATGTATTTAAAGCGTTCTTCTTTTTTAAAATTGATAATTTTTTGAGCAACCTGGTATGCGAAAAGTGCTTTATCCTGCATCTGGGCAAAAGGTTTATGCTTTATCAGGCGATGCAGGACTTGATAGTCAAAGTAAAAATTATTGAAACCGACCCATCTGACAAAATTCATGCAACATTTATCTACGAACTCAAGAAACTCTTGCCAGTCGTCTTTACGCTCAGACATTTCGAACGTCTTAACATTACCTGATTTTGGGTCTAAAAAGGTAATTGTTAAGACGTTGGGGTAGGTTTCTATATCGAATATTACGTTGTGCATTACAGCCTAATTCTTAGGTTTCACAGCATCAAAAGCGTCAGTCATCTGCTCTTTAATCTCACTTATGGCACGCTCACGGGCATCGTCGATCAAGTCATTTTCGTCAAGGTCTATTGTGCATTCACCTCTAACCTGCATTGACTCATAATTTCCAAGATTTATCGTGCGTTGTGCAGCGATTGATATTTGTGATATTTTCATTAAATTAACTCCTTATCTTCAGCTAACCATTCAGGCACTTCAATATAAGCACCATCAATTTCGATCTGCGATTTAGGTAACCAGACTTTTTCGTCCTCAAGGTTAGTTACCAGCACCGCAAGCTCTGTTTCATGCTCAATATCAAGCAATAATTTATGTGTTTCCTTACTCATTTTTTAACCTTTTAACTTCATCTTTTAAGTACCATATTGCCTTTTCAATTTCTTGAATTGACGGGTTTGATTCTTTCAGCCCAGATCGCCACAAATATTTAACCGCATTACCGCAGTTAAAATTCATGTGACGGGTAATTTCAATACACTCAATACCAGATGGATGTGATGTGTAGTGTTTAGGATGGTTTACCGAATCACTCATAAAACGTATCCGTCCATTCATGTTCACATTCTGGGCACTGAATGGTAAAACTGTGGGTGTAAATATCTTCTAAGTCACGCTCAAGAATTTCCACAAATGTATCACGGTCAGTAGATGTACCAACCGTGATCTCACCAACTTTTTTACCATTTAAAAATATATCATCAGCGATTATTTTTATCATGACATCATGTCCTCAAGGCTATCAATAACACCTTCATAAGTTTCAATTAAGCTGTCGATTTCGTCACGTTCTTCACGCTCTAATTTGCGACGACGGATTACCTGACGCATGATTTTAGTGTCGAAACCTTCACCTTTTGCGTCAGCATAAATATCTTTAATATCGTCAGCTATAGCCTGTTTATCAGACTCTAAGCGTTCTACCCTATCAATATAGTCTTTCAGTGCTTTTTTGGCATTATCACCAATTGCACCCTTTAACATATCGTCTACCATTGTTATTTTCCTTATAATAAAATTGAACAAATCCAGCAAATAAAGCTGATTAAATTTAATGGTGTTTGCGGCATCAAAAATTTATGACCAATACTTATTGCTCTTTTCACATCATTATGTTTGTAAAAAGTAGCGATGCTTATACATTCACCAAAATAGGCACTTGTTAAAGCAGCCATTGTCAGTGATATACCGATAACATTTAGTACAGGATTGTTATTGTAAAATAACGCTGCAACATGCAGAATCATAATCCACGCCACAATAAAGTAGCCTATAACAACGCTGTTAGCGATCTTGTCATAAAATAAAGCACCGTTTTTTATTCTGCTGTAATTTAAGCGGTAATAGCTCTCTATTTCAGAAGAATCATTTTCTTGTTTTTCAGACATAACAAACCTCAAGTTAAATCCAAAGGTGTCGAATTCGACACCTTTAGAAATAAAACTAAAACAGTGAATCAACAGATGATCCATTGTCACCTGAAGCAGGTGCAGGTGCTGAACTTTCGAAGCCTTCAACAGCACCGAATTCTTCCTCACCTTGTGCTTTCACAAAACCAATCGGATCATCATGGTCAAGCAACTGCACGTTTACCAAACCAAGGTAAAGCCCAGGGTACTTACCTTTAGATAACCAGTAAGGTCGTACCGTAGCTCTTGCCCAACGGCCAGAATACGCTTCATTTTGAAGCTGCTCTGGATCAACTTTTTGACCGTTCGGGTGAACAAAGTCTGGTGCTTGTTTAGAAGCAGCAGTCATTAATGTCCATCCGTCATATTCCGGACCAGCAGGTTTACCACCTTTTGAACGGTTGTTAGGATCAGCAAAACGGTTATTAACGAACGTTTTGGCACGATTCTTGTCGCCATCAAGATTGTCGAGCGCAATTGCCGCCATTTCGTTTTTAAGCATCACCAAACCTTTCTCGGCAATGTCAGGTTTAAAACAAAGCTGTAGGCTGTATCTGTCCTTACCTGCATCATCCTTTTGGGGTGTGTAGGCATATTGGGCATAAAACAACTTACCCTTTGGTGTGATAATGTTACCGCTAACCGGTGACTTATGACATGTGTTTGTATCTTGCATAGTTTTTACTCCTTATAAACTTGTTAATCGTTAAAACACATTATGACTGCTTTGCAGCAGCTTCCACTAAGGAACGTGAAAGGCGATACCCCTCAAGCTCCCATAGCTTATCGTAGGCTTTAGTTACACACTCTTTATGTGCAATCGTCTTGCCAATTTCTTCGTCAAAGTTTTTAGGGTCAACACATTGACCAAAACCGTCTGCTACAGCAAATCCGTCAAGATATGCGCTGCACATAATGCGGTTTTCTTTGACTATTCCAAAAACGTATTCGATTTTTTCGAATAATGCGTCAATTTGCGCCTTTGTTACACGTGGCGCAGTTAAACCTTTTTGAACAATTTTTTCTTCGATAACATCTTCAAAAGACTTAGGTTTTTGAGTTGTTGCATTTTGTGTCATTTAAGTTCTCCTTAAAATAATTTAATCGCGGTTTTTGTTTGTTTAGCAGGTTTCTTATCTTCAATAGCCACAGCACCAAATTCTGATGATCCCAGTGGTCTGACAGCCTCACGCTTGTCACTTATCGGCACTAAAGTCACACCAGTTGAAGTTTTTTCAACATATTGTGACTCATATTTAGCAAACTCTTTCTTACCGATAATTTTTTCCATTTGTGGAGCAGTAACAAAAGTTTTCTTATAAGCACCTTCTAGGTGACCAAAAGCAGCCTCAGCAGCCTTAGCGTCCTTCCATTTACGAGTAGCACGTGTAGCGACAAGTTTAGTACCCTCAACAGGGTTCTTTTCTTCGGCTCTTTGCTGTGCGTAATCCTTCAACGCTGCACACCACTTTTCTATGACAGGTATTTTTTCAAATATTAGATCGTAGATTTCCTCATCGGTTAACATGTCAGGATTCACAGGTTGTGCGTTAGGGCTTTCAAAATCCATTCTAACTGTCCTCTCACAATAGTTTTTATACTCTTTACACACCGCCTTTGCTTTACACCAACCACAATGTGAGCCAGCGTTCAATGGTGCATTCGGATCATCAGCTAAAACTGACGCTTCAGCTAAATCCATTTTCCAGTCAAACAAGTCCTCTCTGGGCATATCCCATGAGCGCACCGGTCCGTCTGGATGAAAAGCATTTGGTTGAACAATGGTGATGCGTAAAATTTTCCACGGTAAATTCTCCATTTCAATTGCTGCACCAAGACCATAACAAAGACCTTGAATATTTTCGAATGCCTCAACTAATCCAATTCCGTTTTTATAATCAACTACGTGAAGAATATCTTCATGTACTGATATAAAATCGGCTGTACCTGATTCATCTTTACCAAGGAAAGGTAATTGCACTCTTTGCTCAATTTTGTAGCGACCCAAAGTGAGTGTTCGGCAATGATCGACATAGACATTGACCGCATCACACATTTCACCGTCAACGATAAATTCTTCAACTCGACCATCGTCGAATTTGAACTCACCGAATTTTTGACCCATGAAATCTTCGGGTTTCGCTCCAACTTGTAAACATTTTTCGCCCAGAGCATGAGCAGCAGTACCCTTTGCAGCGTAAACATTCTCTTTGTCGGGAATGCCTTTTTGCATACGAAGGCTACCGGCACATGCTATTATTCGTGCGAAACCTGATGGTGATTTAGGTGAGTGTGCCATTACAGTGCTGCTATTGAATAGTAAACTTCCTTTAATTTTTCAGCAGGTATATTGCTGATCTTAATATCTTTACCTTCAGGCACGGCACTGCGAAGAATATTACGTGTAGCAGAATATTTTTCTGGAATGTCTTTACCATTTTCATCGCGGCACACAGTTGACATTAAAGCTTTTAGCGACTCAGTGTCGATAACCTTATCTTCAGTTGTCGGTTTATCTTCAGGTTCAGCGTTCGTTGCTGATAATTCAGGCTCTGGTTCATTTGGTTCAGCGTTTGTTGCTGATAATTCAGGCTCACTAACCACTTCAAATTCACCTTTTTCTAAAGCATCAAGGTCTTCTTCGGTTTTCATCGCTTCTAAAACTCTGTCTTTTTGACGTTGTGATAAAAGTGGAAAAATATCATCGTCAATTTCACCAGCGTCGATCATCTTATCGGCTTCAATTTTATGCTGTGGACCGGAAAGTTTTGTTGGTTTCGGGTCTTCCCATCCTGTACCTTCTTTGTTTAAAACCTGACCTACTTCACCAGTTGCAATGATTTCTGATCTTTCAGCTTCTTCCATACCTTTTTTGAATAATTCTTTTGATCTGTTCATACCTTCATCAACATCAAAAGGGCACTCATCAGGTGTCAATGCGGCACTTAACGTTTTGAGTTCAGCCAGTACATCTGTACTATGGTCACCGGTAATAATAATTTGAATAGACATAGTTTTTAATCTCCTTGATTAGTTTGTAATTGATTCAATTGCCTTAATAGCTTTATTAACATATTCAGCAATTCGCATTAACTGACCCGTTAACTTCTGCTGAAAAGTCTCTACGTTTTTCAACTTAAGTTCAAGCTCTGATACTCTCTTTTCCAGTAATAAAAGTCTTTGTTTGTCGTTCATAACCCCATCCCATCATAAGTTTTCATTTTACGCTCAATAGTCTCAATGATGCTTTCGTCAATGCTGTCAGGTACTACCGCCAAATATATCAGGCAAGACTCATCCTGACCAATACGGTGAATTCTGTCAGCAGCCTGACGGTTTTCTGCTGGTACATACGAGCATTCTACGAAAACCAACACATTTGCGGCAGTAAGCGTTAAACCAGTACCTGCTGCCTGAATCTGACCAATGAATACTTTTGCGTCACCATCTTGGAATTTATTAACAGCAGCTTCCCTTTGTGCCTGCGTGCATGATCCGTCAACATGGACTGATCCATCAAGAGTTCTCAATTTTTCTATGACAGCCTTGTGATGGGCAAATAAAACGATTTTATCATAACCTGACTCTTTCACCCATTTGATGACACTATCTACTTTTGCCATACCGGTGATTTTTCTTAGTGATGCAATATGTGTGCCAAGTTTTTTCAGAGCCTGTAATGGTTCATCAGCTTCTAAAGCTTGCTCTATTAACTCATGCTCAGTTGGACTTACACCACGTAAATTACCTTCTACAGGCAACATCTGATAACGAATAGGTGGTAAATCTTTTAACACATCAGCTTTTTTACGTCTTAATATTCGCCCACGGATGCGATCACGAAGATCGTTTAGATTTTTACCACCTATGATTTGTAACCCAAAACCGTTATCGGTAGTTTTACAATAGCGAAATACGAAATCCCAGTAACCCATCGGTACACCGTTTGCTTTTGCTATAGCGTCTGGAAAATATGTATGTAGTACAGGCCATAATTCTGACGGGTCATTTGGCATTGGTGTACCAGTTAATGACCAGTTATATTCACTATTTTCAATTATCGAACCTTTCTTATTGCACCATCTGCCGAAAATCTGCTCAACACGCAGTGGTGGCACTTTCATGTTTTTACCGGTTTGTGGATTTTTAACTGTTCTAGTGTTAAAGCCTTTTAGATAATGCGCTTCATCTTTAACAACCAAATCTTTCTTCATGGTTACCAGCTTATCAAAGCATTTATTTACACCTTCGTATGAAAGAATATTTACACCAGAACCTATATGACGGGGTGTTGTAACTGCGTGGGAATCAATGTTTAATTTATCACATTCTTTTTTCCACACCATCCTGACAGATGCAGGACAAATAATAACTGAATTTTTGACACCTAAATCTTTCATTGCCGCTAACGACTGGAAAGATTTACCGAGACCTGGTTCATCCCACAGGCAGGCTTCGTGTCTATTTTTAAGAAAGTCTCTACCGACTTCCTGATAGGGATATAATTGCATCTTTGTAAACCTTGTAAACTTTTTAATCTAATATGAACGTACCGTTATCCCTCCAATAATGCAGTAATGCGATTGCGTCCATTTCGTTGTCATCCTTAACATTTGGATAACCTTTTTTGGTCTGACCAATAGTCAGCATCAAATCTTTTGAGGCATTACCCTTTTTTGTCCAGTAACGTTTTATCGTACCAACGGGTACAGCAGCATAAGGGATTGCTCTTTCTTCAGCCCATGAAGTTAAAATCGCCTGCAATCCACCGTAAACATGGGCAGCATCTGTGCCTCTATGTCTGCGTACTTCTTCATAAACAATTTGCGTGGTAGTAGGTAATTCACTAAGCCATTTTTTGAACTTCAAAAAACGCATACCACCACCTGAAAATCTGTCTGTTTTTAACTCTTGCATTCCATGAAGGGTGTTTTCACCATCATAAGTCGCCCATCCTGTCTTTGTACCTAAATCAAGAGCCAGTAACATTATTTTCCCATAATAGCTTTGTAAATTTTCTGAACTGTAGAAAGTCTAGGGTCTGCACCCTTTTTAAGTCTTGATACAGCACCTGAATCATTCAAGTATTTCTTACCGAAGTCGTGCGCTTTCATACCTGTCTTAGACAGATATTCTTCAATATGTTTCAACATTTCTACATGAGTCGGAATTTTCATCATAGGTAATTTACTACACTGATTAATGGGAATGGTCAATACCAATTTTTGTAAAAAATAAGTCTTGCAATGGGAATTTCCATTAGATATAAACAGTAAGTGTTGATGAAAATTCCCATCAAATGTTAAACTCAATTTTATAAGGGTAAAACTATGAAAAAAGAAGATATTACCGTCGAGGTGATCGACGCTAAAAAAGCCAAGGAATACTTGGATAAAAACATATATCACAACAGAAGGATTAGTCCTCATTCATTGCTTCAGTACAGTACAATGATGCAAAAGAAACAATGGATTCCAAACGGTGATACGGTGAAATTTGATGTTGACGGTAAACTGATTGACGGTCAGCACAGATTATCTGCTGTACTTAAAACTGGTGTTCCAATGGAAACAATTGTTGTAAGAAATTTGCCCAGAGAGGCGTTCAATACGTTGGACTTCGGTAAGAAAAGATCAGCAGGTGACGTGCTTTGCACAAGAGGTCTTTCTTATACTCAAAATATTGCAGCGTCAGTCAGGATCGTATTATCACTTAGAGGTCTCGACAATATTACACCGGCAGCAATAACCAGTATCAGAAATAAAATTACAACACCTGATATTATAGATTATGTCCTGACAAATGAAGACATCGCAAAAGACGCTCAATATGTCAGGACTCGCTATAGAACTGCATGCAGATTACTTACTTCATCTGTTGCAGTGGCGTTATATCATATTTTCCGTCAAATAGACGAAAAATTATGTACGGAATTTTTTAGTAAATTAAACGGTACTTTAAATATTGATGTTAACGAGCCGCTTTTCAAGTTGCGTGAAAAATTAATTTTAAGGTTTAATTCAGAAAGTGAAATACTTCGTCAGTATAAAATGTTATGGCCTGTTCAGTGCTGGAACATCATGCGTGGCGAAAAAGACACAGGTGAAATGTTAAAATTGGATTTTGAAATTAATAAAATTAAATAGGTAATTTATGGCCTTAGGTAGAAAAGAGCGTGGAGATCGAGAGTATGATCTTGAGCGTTTGTACGAGTGTTTAAAAAATGATGTGAGAAGGGGTATGCCTTTAAGAGAAGCAAGAGATGTTTTTGAAAAGCAAACCCGATGTATAGGTTATGCACCATTTGAAATTAAAAATCCTTTCGAAGATGGTGGACGTGAATGGAGAATTTCTAAGTTAGACAGGATTGATCCTACACAAGTCTGGGGTAATAACGATCCCGTAATGACCGTCAGCACTGATAAACGCTCTGACCTTGAGGACGCTAAAAGGGTGATCGAGCAACAAAATGAGGTTCTTAACCGAATAAAAAAAGAGCCTCTTATTGTTCACACTGTTGAGCGAATCTCAAAAGACGGTAAGCACACTTATTATAAAAAAGGTGAGCAGGAAATCAGGATTGAAGCACCTGAAGGTTTGAAGCGTGGTCATGAGGTATTGATTCACCCTAAAAGCTTTCAGATTGTTGAGGACTTAGGTTTTCCACCTTTGGAGGCATCACCTTTTGCACCTGCTCAGATACCTGATGTTACATGGGATGACATCGGTGGGTTAGAGCAAGCCAAACAGGACATTATTGAGGCAATCGAGTTACCTTTTAAACAGCAGGAATTATTCAAGTTCTATAAAAAGAAACCAGTTAAAGGTATTCTACCTTCAGGTGAACCAGGTTGCGGTAAAACAATGCTTGCCAAAGCTGCTGCAAACTCTTTATCGAAAATTCATGGTGCGTCAGCATCAAGAACTGGGTTCTTATATGTTAAAGGTCCGGAGATTCTTGATAAATATGTTGGTGCAACTGAGGCAACAATCAGGAATATATTTATTGATGCTGACAGGCATCGCAAAGAACATGGTTATCCTGCAATTGTTTTCATTGATGAAGCTGATGCGATTTTATCGACCCGTGGGCAAAGATCAAACGGTTTAAACGGTACTGTCGTGCCTGCATTCTTAACAGAAATGGATGGGTTAGAAGAAAGTTCAGCAATTATTATTCTTGCTACTAACAGACCTGACGTGCTTGATCCTGCTATCGTGCGTGAAGGCAGAATGGATCGTAAGATTCATGTTCCTCGCCCATCAAGGGAAGATGCAGTCGGTATTGCCGAACGCTGCTTTAAGAGTGTACCGTTATTCACCGACATTGATACTGTTACTAACGAAATGGTTGAGAATCTATATCTTCGTGACAAGTTCTTAGATGACGGTGGCTGCTTTGCTGACGTTATCAACGGTGCAATGATAACTGCCTGCGCTGAAATGTCAGTATCCAATGCTGTGCATCGTGATATTAAAAACAAACAAAGATCAGGTTTAAAAGTCGAAGACGTACTTGCTGCCGTACAACGCATCTTTGAGCAAAACCGTAACATCAAACATAACATGGAGAAATAAAGTGGAACAAAAAACAAGAAATTATGAAGATCAAAGCCTTGGTGGTAGTCTGGATTTTGAAATACCTGAAATCAGTGGTATAACTGAACAGTTGGATCAATCCATAAGAGATAAGATAAAACTACAAGAGGAGCACCAGAAAGAGAACGATAAGGACTCTAAAGGTAAGGCTAAAGGTAAGAAAAAACAAAAAAGGAAATTTGACGGTGAAATATGCTGCTGCGAAAATCCTAACTGTTTTATCGGACCTATGATTCAGCGTGATTAACACCAATGTCGGAGAACAAGGTATGTGGTACTTATTAACTGGTTTGATTGTAGTTGTTATAACATTTTGGTTTTTTAAACGTAGGGTGAAACCAAAGATGTATAAGGATATTAAAAACGTATTTGATAAATAAATGATTCTGAAATTACAAATATAGTGAAAATTTTAAAAGACGAAGCTATTCACTATTTGAAAATAAAACAATTTGATAAAGCCTATAAAACAATAACACTTGCTGAAAAAATTGAACATCAGCAGGCAGGTATCAAATAATTAAGATCATTAACCATCAAAATGAAGTAATTAACTATGACAATAACAATAACACTTAACGAGATTAAATCTCACTCACCGTGTAGGGACGGATGGGAGAAGCTCCTAAAGTCCTTAGGGAAAACCAAATCAGACGATACAGCCGTAACATTCAGTTATATAGCTGAAAATAACAATGCATCAGATGCCCTTTGGTGCTTGAGAGTTTTGGGGGATAAATATAAGCGTGAAAGGCTGTACCTAGTCGCTGAAATAGCAGAATCGGTTGTACATATATACAATGAAAAATATCCAGATGATAATCGTGTCAATGACGGCATACAAGCGATTAAAGATTACGCAGACATGAGAATATCGTTAGAAGATTTAAAAACTAAAAGGAATGCTGCTGCTGCTGCTGCTGCTTATGCTGCTGCTGTTCCTTATGCTGCTGCTGTTGCTGATGATGCTTATGCTGCTTATGCTGCTGCTGCTGCTGATGCTGCTTATGCTTATGCTGCTGATGCTGCTTATGCTTATTCTGCTGCTGCTGCTTATGCTTATTCTGCTGCTGCTGCTGCTGATGCTGCTGAGCGTGAGAAACAAAAGAACTTAATTCGAAAATGGTTGGGGTAATCATGACTAATATACAAATTGAACCGAATAAACGTAATAGCTATGTGGGTTATGTATTAACAGACGGTAACAAACGCTTTGACTACCGTGGGCAAAGACAATGTTGTAGTACCGTTTACCCTTCCTGACCGAGTGCCAGCCGATGAATTTTTCTTTAGGTTCATAACACCCACAGAGTGTGAACGCCTCCAGACGCTGCCTGACGGTTACACTGAAGGTGTGTCAAATACCCAACGTTATAAGATGATCGGTAACGGTTGGACTGTTGCTGTAATACAACATATCTTCGAAGAATTATATTACCGAAATATTTTTTCCTGAAAACTTCCATTTTTTACTGGACATTCCCATCAGTAAGTATTATTAGTAATTTCCATCGTTAATTCAATTAGAGGTTATTACTATGAAAGAGGCACTAAGGGATTTGTTAAAAGACCTACCTGTCGAAGAAATCGAAAAGATTGTCGGCAAAAAAGCTGTTGAATTCGCTAAAAAAGAGTCATTAGGTATCACAAAAACAATGAACTATATTTTAGACGGGTTGAAGGCTGATCCGCAACCAGACCCTATTGTACTTGGCAGGCTTGCCATGCTGCAAATAGAGTTATTGGATGTGTATGTAAATATGATTGAGAGTCTTGAAAAAACCAAACCTGATTATGTTTATAAAATTCTTAACGAGAATCCAGGTGTGAATCATGTGTCACAGATGATGCTAAAAGGTCACACCAGATACCGTCAATTATTAACCCGTAACGAGGTAATCTAATGGCACGTAAAAATGATAGAACTGATAAAATAGATACTATTGTCGGTGAAAGAATCAGGGAGCAACGAATTGCTCTTGGTTTATCAAGAGTGCAGCTTGCGGCAAAAATTGACGTGACACATCAGCAGCTACAGAAATATGAAAAAGGTGATAATCGTGTATCTGCCGGTAGGTTATTTTTAATCGCTGAGGCTCTCAATAAACCGTTATCATATTTCTTTAATGGTGAACCAGATGTAATGCCGGAAAAACATCAACGAATGTGTATAGAAGTCTCAAGGAACTTCATGAAGATTGATGACCCATCACATCAGAATGCTGTGAACATTTTAGTAAAAACATTATCAGGTAATTAAGTCATAAGAAAAAGGTATTTGTTATGAATAAGATTATAAATTTTCCAATAAAGAAAAGAAAACCGTGCGGTGATCCGTGGTGTAACACAATTCAAATCACTGAGGGTCAGCTTTTGGAAATGCGACAGGACTTACAGCATTATCATGAGCTTAAAGAAAAGATCAATAAGATGAGTTTATTTGACAGAATTTTTAACTGGGAGTTTGGCGACAAATGACGATTAAATTTAGAATCATGTCTGACCTACATCTGGACTTTGAACCACCAGGCATGGAGACTTACCCTATACCATATATAGGTGGTCATGACGAAATGGTAAAGAGGGTTAAAAATGAAACAAAATAAACAACAGACCGTTTGGTCATTCTTTTACAAAAATTTAAAGATCGTATTTTGGGATTTATGGTATACGTGGATTTTCATAGTACCGTCAATCATCAATGGTTTGAACAGTGACTTTACCAAGATAGCAGCAATGTTATGTTTCTTTTTCGGTATATTCAATGCTTACCTTACAGGCAGAAGGCATGAAGTAGAAGAAGGCTCTAAAATAATTGATGAAGCATTACGTGTAAATCTCATTGCAACAAAACAATATTTCGAATTTAAAAGGCTGCTGGAAATATTACCGAACATCAAGTGCGGACTTTCTATCCTGTCGAACGTTAAATCGGGTGATGTCCTAGAATCAGAGCGTGAGGGCGCAATAACAACTCTTAACCAGATCAAGGAATGGGAAAATGACAGATAATCCATACGAAGCACTGAACATCCCACCTGACGCTACAGATGATGAGATCAAAGACGCTTATAAATTTTTAGCGAAAAAACACCATCCTGACGCTGGCGGTGATAAGGATACTTTCTCTAAAATTAACAACGCTTACATGATATTAAAAGACCCAGAAAAGCGCAATTACTATGACAAGCATGGTGATGAAAAACCAAAAGGTGATCCTAAATTTAATAAGGCTATGGAAATTTTCGTCGGCATGATTAATGAGACCGTTGAGAATTACGGTGACCAGATTATCTACAAAAATTTCTTACCGGAAATGACAAAAGCGGTGAGTAAGAACCTCACAGCTTTAAACAAAGAGCGTGAGCGTATTTTCAATGACCAGAAACATTTCAAAAAATTACTGGAAATTTTTGAAAAGAAAATGAAGCATAAGCAGGAAAAATCCAAGATAAACCTTTTCCGCTATGTGATGGATGAGAGAATCAAGGCAACCCAAATGAATATTGAAAACCTTGATAATCAGGAAGAAATACTTAATCTTGTATTAGACTGGATCAGCGATTTTGATTTCGCATTCGAAGAAAAACCTGCTGATCCTATGGATGATTTACAAGGTACATATAAGCAAGACGCTTTCAACCAGTTAAGGCAAAGAATGGAGCAAGGCGGTTTCCCTAATAATCTTTGGAGGTAGCAAAATGGTTATAAACGGTATTCAACATTTTAAAAAAGCTTTCGCAAAAACATTATCAAATGATTTATTGATACATCTAATGCAAAATTTGCGAAACGGTA